CCTTATCGGTTACTTTGTTTGCTTCGGAGCAAGCCTTGGTATATTCGGATTGCAGGCGCGCATTTTCGTCGCGTGAAGCTTTGTTTTTTTTCAGATTGGCTTGGGCGGCGTTAATGGTTTCATAGGCGAAAAGGTCGCCCGTCTCGATTGCCATTTCCGTTATTGGTTTGGCGTAACGATAGTCGGTTCCAACATCATATTCGTAATCAGCCTTGAGCGGTTTTAATGCGAGGAACGCAACCGCTTGGTCGCTCGTCTCAAAACAAATGTTCAGCGATTCATCTGAGCCGTATTTGCCTTTTCCTTTAATGCAAAAATATTTGCGGCGCGCGCCCAAATCTTCTGGCGTCGTTATTGGTGTCAGGGTTGGAGGAACTGGCTTTAAAACTCCCTTCTCCATCATTTCAACGTCCAATAAGGCGGTGACTTGTTGCTCCGTAAATTCAGATCGTTCTTTGTCTGTGTAATCCCAATAGGTTTTCATTTTGTTTGGTTTTGGTTATGGTTTGCTGTCAGGAAATGCGGGTGACGATGAACTGGCCGGGCTACGTGTAGGCTTGCGCCTCTTGTTTGGTGATGAAAAAGTGGATGCCGTTGGAGCATTCCAGCATCGGGTTTGGGTCGTATTTGTCCGGCTTGACGGTTTTGCCGACTTTGTAGATGTGTCCATTATGCAATCCGTTTCCCTCCCCCTCAAGCACGATGGCGAATTCAGCGCGGCACTTGCGGCCAATTAACCCGCCAACACGTTTTGCTTTGGCCGGGATTTGCAGTTTGCAAAGCACCCCGTTTTGCAACTTTTTCCAGCCGATTAAATCACCTTCCGGCAGGATGGTTCTTTGATTCAACAATTTTTTCAGGTCTGCGTCTGACAGGTCTGCGTCTGACAGGTCTGCGCCTGACAGGTCTGCGCCTGACAGGTTTGCGCCTGACAGGTCTGCGCCTGACAGGTTTGCGCCTGACAGGTCTGCGTCTGACAGGTATGCGTCTGACAGGTTTGCGCGTGACAGGTTTGCGTCTGACAGGTCTGCGCCTGACAGGTTTGCGTCTGACAGGTTTGCGCCTGACAGGTTTGCGCCTGACAGGTATGCGCCTGACAGGTCTGCGCCTGACAGGTTTGCGCGTGACAGGTATGCGTCTGACAGGTCTGCGCCTGACAGGTCTGCGCCTGACAGGTTAATTTTCGCAGCGATAGCCGCCTCAACAGCCGCGCCGATGTTTTCCGCGTCGGTTTCAAAAATAACCGTTTCACTATTCCAGCGTGAGACAATTTTGATTTTCATAAATTCAATCCCGCGCCGTCTCGCTGCCAGTCCAAGGTGAATCACCAGACGCGAGCAATTTGCGCTCCGGTGCGGAAGATGGAAAATAAGTTGGGAAAATCTGCGAGTAAATCGCATCGAATGACTTGGCGTATAGCACGGCTGTTTCCATGTCGCGGTCAGCCCCAGTCTGCAACCGAATTGTGATGTCGGGTTTTGGAATACTCATATAAACATCACAACGGCTAAAACGTACATCGCTGCGGCCAGAATCACGCAGCCTAGGATTTGTTTAAGGGTTGAGGGCATATTGGTTTGCTGTCAGGAAATGCGGGTGACTTGAAAGTGGCCGATTTTGAATTTTAATTCATCGGCTGAAATCTTGATGCCTAATTGAGCCGCCGCCGCATACATGGCCGCACGCTTGTCAATTTTGACTGAATGCGCCAGCGAATCTCCTTTGCCGAGCGGTTTCAATTCGGCTTTCGCCTTGTCCAGTTGTGTCATTGGTTTTCTCATGCGCTTGAAGTTTCTCATGTCTGGTTCGTTCTGTCAACAGGAAAAAGATTATTTTTTTGTTGCTCCGTAAGCTCCTGTCTGATACCTTATTAAACATGGATAATGAATGCTTCGATACTGGCGGCGGTTTTGTTTACGTCTTTTTTTGTGAGGGTTTCTATAAAATTGGCGTGGCCACAAATGTTGGAGTTCGCCTTTCTACAATTAAGACTGGAAATCCGTTTACCATAAAACTGCTAATTAAAAGATGGTTTCTTTGTCCCTATGATCAAGAATTAAATCTGCATGGGATTTTATCGGATTTTAGACATCGTGGAGAATGGTTCCGCTTGTCTAATGATGCTGCGCGTAATTTGATGAAAGAAATGAGGCGCACCGATGTAATCGGGCCGAGAGAAATCCGAGCGGCAGCGAAAAAGGCGCGCACAAAAACACAACCTGCTAACCTGTTTTGTTTCTGGAAGCCGCTTGGCAGTGGCCCTTAGTATTTTTTGTCCTGCACATAGCAAAACATGTGTGTTGACTCTCCCCGCCGCATTCGTTAGGGTTGGGGTGTTCGCAGGAACCGGCGGATTGAGACTCGCCGAACATGACAGAGAATATGACCAACGAAATTTCCGGGCCTTCGCCGTTTGTGACCTCGCCAAAAGTGTCGCAAGACATCTCTGTCGTCTCAACGCAGGCGGCGATGGCCCTGAACTTTTGAATATTATGAAAATCAAACCAACCGAAAAACAAATAAATGAAACGCGAATCAAACTTGAACGCGCCAGAACACGCGCCGGGAATGCCATTTACAGGATGATAAGACTTAACGAGAAACTCGGCTATACCGAAAAACAGGCCGAAACAGCGGTGTATCATTTTTGTAAAGGTTATTGTGGAAAATAGCCCGGCTGTATGCGCCAGTTAATCTACACTCAAGACCTGAATGGCTGTTGACACGTTTCTGATTATGTGCAAAATTGATTGTGCCGATTGGAAACCGGCAGAAAATAGCGACGAATGAATCCATCGAAAATTAACGCGGCCTGCCAACGCAATAGGTTTAACTTCCGGCCTTCCGGCCTGTCGTCGCTTCCTGTTTCCACGTTGGCGGGTCACTTTAATTTTCTGTGAAATCACCAGCTTTTCAATTTTACGTCACCGATTATCTCGGAAGTCAGCGCGTTCAGTTGCTTACTTTGGAGCAGGAGGGGGCATACATTCGGTTGCTGGCGTTTTGCTGGCAGCATGGTTCAATTCCGTCAAATCACAAGGAAATAGCAACTTTGGTTGGCAAGGGTTGTTCAACTACCCTTGCAAGGGTAGTGGCTCGGATGTTCGAGCCTTGTCCAGATGACCCATCAAAATTGATTCACGACCGGCTTGAAGATGAAAGAAAAAAACAAGAGGCATGGAAAGTAAAATGTTCAGAAGGTGGCAAAAAATCAGCGGAATTGAGGAAATCGGCTCCAAGGGTAGTTGAAGAATACTTGCAAGACCCTTGCCGCATTCCATCTCCTACTCCGTCTCCTGTTTCCAAAGAGAGAGAAGAAGGCGCTCCCGCTCTCTCTGAAATCCCCTCTTGGGAAGAATTTTGGGAGTTCTGCAAAAGCCCGCATTGCGGCATCGCTGCTGAGTGGTTCGCAAAGGACAAATTCCTTGCCGTTGACGATTGGACGAAAAAGCGCGATTGGAAGAAATACGCCCTGCGCGTTCGCGGCTGGTGGGACAACGACGGCAGGCCGATGACACCTCCGCAAAAGAACGGAACCGCAACCGGGCCGAAAAAATCTTACCTGCAAATGCCGGGATAATCATGGACAAACTTCCTCCACACTCGCCAAAAAGTGAAATGTTCGTCATCGGCTGTTGCCTGACGACGCCGGTTGAGTCTATTGCGGAAGCGTCTGCCGTCCTGACCGGCCCGCACTTTTACGACCTGCGCAACCGCACAATTTGGGAAGCGATTTCCGCAATGCGTCCCGATGAAGTGGACATAATCACGGTGCGCCAGTCTTTGAAAGATGCGAACGTCTTGGACAAAATCGGTAGCGAACAATATCTATGCGCGTGTCAGGACGTGGTGACTTCAAGCGCGAACCTGCCCGCCGTTCTGGACATTTTGATTGAGCAAAAGATTCGCCGGGACATCATTGCTGCGTCAACTGAATCAATTCAAGCTGCCTACGAAGCCGGCAACGCACACGAAATCCTGGACTGCATCGAAAGCAAAATACTTCAAATCCGACCGGCGCAAAACGAATCCAGCGGCATCAAAGAGCTTGTCCATGCCGCAATCGGAAAGATTGAATCCAAGTTTTTGAACGGTGACAAAATCACCGGCCTCGAAACCGGCCTGATTGACCTTGACCGGCTCACGGATGGATTGCACCCGGCAGAAATGGTTGTGATCGCCGCGCTGCCCAGTCGGGGCAAGACCGCGCTGGCCGTCAATATAGCCGTCCGCGCCGCGCTCAACAAAACCCCGGCACTGATTCTCTCCGCTGAAATGCGGCCCGTTCAACTTGTCGTCCGCTCAATCTGTTCTGAATCACGCGTCAATTTTCACCGAGTTAAAGAAAACGACATGCCAGCAATCACCGCCGCCTGCTGCCGTCTGAACAATGCGCCGCTATTCATCGAACGCGCCAGCGGGTTCACCATCGGACAAATCAAAGCCATCGCCCGCCGCCACCATCAAAATCACGCCATCAAACTGATTGTGATTGATTACCAGCAACGACTTATTGGCGAAGGTGACAACCAAGAGGGCCGGATTGCTTCAATCTCCAAAGGCGTCAAAGATATTGCGATGGAACTGGACGTGCCGGTGATTCTGCTGTCACAGGTGAATGCCGCCGGCGAAACCAAGCACGCCCGAGCAACCGCCGAGGACGCGGACAGCCTTTGGAAACTAGAAAACGAGGGTGAGTTAAACCCGAATGAGCAAACCGTAAAGCTGATTGTGGAAAAATGCCGCGATGGTCAGACCGGATATGTCATGCTGCAATTCTGTAAAGAATTCACGCGGTTTGAAAGTGCGGCAAAGGTCAGCGACCAAGACTTTCCCCCAAGCTATGTTGACTAAAGAAAAAACAGAATATTCGCTGACCGCGTTGGCAAGCTCAGGCTACTGGTTTTGTCAACATTGCCAGCGCATCGTAATCCTTGGCGATGAAGCCGAACCGCCCGCACAATGCCCGCGATGTCACAAACGCACAGTAGAATGGCAAGAGCCAGTGAACACCGATCAAAACAACTGACATGAAACCTGCTGAGTCAATCCCGCTCTGCAAAAAATGCAAAACACCGATGTCGCCAGTCCGCCCCATTAAAGGCCCGCTTGGGGGCGCAACTTTCACTGTGACGGCGTTCCGGTGTGAAAAGTGCGGCCACTGGAACAAACTCAAAACCACGAAACAAACCACTTAAAGCCGGGGCGCTCTTGGCCTGTTGCCAAGCGGTCTTAAAATCCACCGTCACGCGCCCCGGCTTGTAAAATTGAAACAACAATGCGAAACTGATTGAGTAACCAACCGACACCGTGCGCCGCTGTTGCGGCAATTATACACGCAGAAAATAAATGTCAAGACAATAATAGCATGAGCTATACAGGCCACATGAGTTTGGGTCCCTGTTGGGAGGTCCAGTCAGCTGGTGACCGTAAC